CGGCAACGTGGTCTCGGCCGAGATCACCTATGCCAACAACCTCGACCGGATCGAGACGATCCGGAACGACGGCCGCATCGACGGCGCGGACCCGTCCATTGCCGCGCTGACCGGCCGGATCGAGGTCCGCTTCGCCGACCAGACGCTGGTGACGCAGGCCATCAACGGCGAGGCCTGCGAGATGGAGTTCGCCTACGTTCTGCCGTCCGGCGAGAGCTTCACCTTCACCGTGCACGCCGTCTACCTGCCGCGCCCGCGCATCGAGATTGCCGGGCCGCAGGGCGTGCAGGCGACGTTCGACTGGCAGGCGGCGCGCGACAGCGTGGTCGGGCGGATGTGCACCGCAACCCTGATCAACGACATCGAGGTGTATTGAGAATGCTGACGCTCGACCTGACCAACGCGCCTCGCTGGCACGATCTCGCCCCCGGCGTCCGGGTACAGCTGCGCCCGCTGACCACCGCGCTGATGGTGGCGACCCGGAGCGACCCGGCTGTCGAGGCGGTGCCCGAGGACGCCTCCGACGAGGAACGCGCCGTCGCTTTCGCGAAAGCACTGGCGCGGCGGGCGGTGCTCTCCTGGGACGGTATTGGCGATGCGGACGGCAAGCCGATCGATCCCAGCCCGGAGGCCATCGACGCGCTGCTCGACGTCTGGCCGATCTTCGAGGCTTTCCAACTGTCCTACGTCTCAAAGGGCCTGCTGCTGGGACAGGAAAAAAACGCCTCCGCGCTCTCGCCGAATGGTTCTTCGGCGGGGGCGAGCGCTACTGCGAAGCCTGCGCGCAAGCCTGCCCGGACTGCCCGGCGCGGTTGAACCGCCCGGAAACGCCGGAGGGTTCGCAGGTCTGGGATCTGGTCGGTCGTCTCGGCGGCCAGCTGCGTGTGCTGCCGGGCGCCGTCGTTGGCTGGGATCTGACCGCAGCGCTCGCGCTCGGTGACGCGCTCGGCGTGCCGCCCCTCGCCACGGCCGAACTGCTGCCGGTCATCGAAGCGGTGATGGTGGCCAAGCTCAACGAACAGATGGATCAGTCCCATGGCTGAGAAGAGGGTCAGCGTCCGCCTCGCGGCCGTGGGCGGGCGGCAGGTGCGCGCCGAGCTGGAAGGTGTCGGCGAGGCCGGGTCGCGCGGCTTCGGACGGCTCAGCCGCGAGATGGAGGCGGCGAACGCGCGGCTCGCGGCGTTTTCTCGCCGTGTCGCTGTGGCTGCCGCCGCCGCCGTGGCAGCCGCTGCCGCCGCAGGCGTGGCGATGGTTCGCTCCGGCCTCCAGACGGTCGACGCGCAGGCGAAGCTCGCCCAGTCCCTCGGCACCACAGTCGCCTCGATACAGACGCTCGAGCGGGCGGGTGAGCTGGCGGGCGTCTCGATGTCCGGCATCGAGCAGGCGACCAAGGATCTGACGCGCCGTCTCAGCCAGGCGGCCGCCGGGAGCGGCCCGGCCGCCGACGCGCTCGACCGGCTGGGGCTCTCGGCCAATGAACTGATTGCCCTGCCGCTGGACCAGCGCGTCGGCGCGATCAACGCGGCGATCGAGAACTTCGTGCCTGCCGCCGAGCGCGCCGCCGTCGCGGGGCAGCTCTTCGGCGAGGAGGGCTCCATCGCCATGAGTCGGATCGACACGGCGACTCTGCGCCAGGCGACCGAGGACGTCCTCGCGTTCGGAGTGGTCGTCTCCGAACAGGACGCCGACCAGATCGAGCGGACGAACGATGCCATCTCCCGGCTCGGGCTGATCTGGAGCGTGCTGTCGAACCAGCTGGCGGTTGCCGCCGCACCCGCACTGGAAGCGGTCGCAGATGCGATGGCGTCTGTTGCAAGCCGCACCGGGCCGCTGGGCATCGCGATCCGCGGGCTCTTCGACAACATCGGCCGCCTGACCACCTATGCCGCCACCTTCGCAGCTTTCCTCGCCGGTCGCTGGGTCGCCGGCATGGCTGCGGCGGCGCTCTCGGTCCGGGGCCTCGCCACCACGCTCGTCGTCCTGCGCGGCGCGCTGATCCGCACCGGCATTGGCGCGCTGATCGTCGGCGCGGGCGAGCTCGTCTACCAGTTCACCCGCCTCGTCTCCGGCGCGGGAGGCTTTGGCGAGGCCATGTCGCTCCTGAAAGACCTCGCCGTCGAGGTCTGGGAACGCGTCAAGATGGGCGCGGCTGCAGCGGGCGCGACCGCCACGGCGATGTTCTTCGACCTGAAGGCGGACGCCGCCTCCGGGATGCAAAGCGCCATCGAGAGCGTGGTGGCTTTCGGCAACACCGCCGCGAACACGTTTGAGGGCGCCTTTGAGGCGATCAAGGCGATCTGGGGTCTGCTGCCCGCCGCCATCGGCGATCTGGCGTTCCAGGCGGCCAACAGCCTGGTCGATGGCGTCGAGGCGATGCTCAACGGCGTAGTGTCGCGCATCAACGGCTTCATCGGCGGTATCAACCAGGGGCTCGAAGCGCTCGGGTCGGAGCGCCGCATCTCGCTGGTGCCGGACCTCGACCTCGGCGAGATCGAGAACCGCTTCGAGGGGGCAGCCAGTGCCGCCACGACAGCCGCGCAGGCCGCGTTCGACCGGGCCTTCGAGGACAACCCGCTCTCCGCGCCCGATCTCGGTCTGACCGAGGCGGCGAACAGGGCGCTCGGGTCCGCGAACCTGTATCGCGGGGCCGCACGCGATCTGGCCGAAGGTGCTCGCGCGCCCCTCGAAAGCTGGCAGGCCCTGCGCGATGCCGTGCGCGGCACCGATGAGGCGAGCGCGGATGCGCTGACCGAGGCCACCGGTGCAGCCGAGCGACTGGAGACGGCGCTCGGCGATGCCGGACGCGCCGCGACGGGCGCCGGTGTGGCGGCCGAAGCCGCCGCCGCTGCAGCGGAGCCCGACACCGAGGCGGCCGTCACCGGCTGGCAGGCGGTCACGGCGGCGCTGTCGGACTACGCCAGCAAGGCCCGCGAGATCGGCGGCGATATCGGCCAGAGCCTCGTCGGCGCCTTCCAGTCGGCGGAGAACGCCGTCGGCCAGTTCGTGAAGACTGGCAAGCTGAACTTCCGCGATCTCGTAACCTCGCTGCTGGCCGATCTCGCCCAGCTCGCGGCGCGGCGGTTCATCCTCGGGCCGATCGCCAACGCGCTCTCGGGCGTGTTCTCCGGCGCGGGCGGGATCTTCGCCAACGTCCTGCATACGGGCGGGATGGTGGGGGCCGCGGGACCCTCGCGCATGGTCCCGGCCATGGCCTTCGCCGCCGCGCCCCGGATGCATGGCGGCGGCATGGCGGGCCTCCGCCACGACGAGGTGCCAGCCATCCTGCAGCGCGGCGAGCGGGTGCTGTCGCGGCGTGAGGCGCAGAGCTACGGCGCGGGCGGTGGCGTCAGCGTCACCATCATGGCCCGCGACGCCGAAAGCTTCCGGCAGTCCCGTACGCAGGTGGCGGCCGACATTGCCCGTGCGGTCTCGCTCGGGCGGCGGGGCATGTGATGGCGTTTCACGAGGTCCGCTTTCCCGACAACATCAGCCGGGGTGCGCGCGGCGGGCCTGAGCGGCGCACGCAGATCGTCGAGCTTGCCTCGGGCGACGAGGAGCGCAACGCCAGCTGGGCGAATTCGCGCCGCCGCTATGACATCGCCTATGGCATCCGCCGCGCGGACGATCTCGCCGCCGTGGTCGCCTTCTTCGAGGCGCGCAACGGGCGGCTCCACGGCTTCCGGTTCAAGGACTGGGGCGATCACAAATCCTGCCTGCCTTCGGGCACGCCATCGCCGACCGACCAGGTGATCGGCACCGGCGATGGCACGACGACCGCCTTCCAGTTGGTGAAGCACTACGCCTCCGGCGCGCAATCCTGGACGCGCGCCATCGCCAAGCCGGTGGCGGGCACCATGCGCATCGCGCTCGGCGGGGTCGAGCAGCTCTCCGGCTGGTCGGTCGATAGTACGACGGGCCTCGTCAGCTTCAGCGCGGCGCCGGGTGCTGGCGTCGCGATCACAGCCGGCTTCGAATTCGACGTGCCGGTCCGCTTCGACACCGATGCGCTCGACGTGACGCTCGACCTCGAGCGGCTCGGCTCGATCACCACCATTCCGCTTCTGGAACTGCGCCGATGAACGATGAATCCCGCTTTATTGCTGAGATCCTGAAGGAACTCGCCACGTCCACTGCGGTGATCCTCGCCGCCTGGGGCGCGCTCGGGGGCGCGACGAATGCGCTGACCACGAAGATGCGCCTGCGCGACGCGCTCCGGCACATCCTCCTTGGCGGCCTGATCGCGGCCGGGATGGGCAGCCTTTCCATGGCCGTGATCACCGCCTGGCTCAGCCTGCCACCCGAGGCGATCCCGGCGGGCGGCGCAGCAGGCTCGGCCGCCTATCTCGTGGGCGTCTTCGGGCCGGCGTTCATCGAGATGCTGCTCGCCCGCCTTCGCAGCGCCAACGAAGGCGACGGCGATGAATGACCTTCTCCGCCTCGCACGCTCCCTCCGCTGCGACCCTGCCGACCCTCGGCAGGCCTTCGCCCATCGTCTGCGCATCGGCCTCGCCGTCGCCGCGCTGATCCTGGTCCTCTCGCTTCTCCGGTAATCCCATGCACATGACCGACCGGGGCCTGCTGGCCCTCGTCCGGCACGAAGGACTCGTGCCCGGACCCTATCTCGATGTGAAACAGATCTGGACCTTCGGCATCGGCCACACCGCCGCGGCCGGTCCACCCGATCCAACCACCATGCCGCGCGGCATGCCCGCCGATCTCGACGCCGGGATCCGCGAGGCGTTCCGGGTCTTCCGGGCGGACCTCTTGCGCTACGAGGCCGCCGTCCTGCGCGCCGTGAAGGTGCCGCTGGCGCCGCATGAATTCGATGCGCTGGTCAGCTTCCACTACAACACCGGCGGCATCGCCAAGGCTGCGCTGA